GCCGAGGGCGATGTTGCTCGCGAGGATCCCGAAGCTCGGGTCGGCGTACTTCACGTCGAACCTGAGGGTCGGGAGGAACGACGTGGCCGCATCCCGAGGGTCGCGCCACCTTTCCACGCGGATCCGACGGTGCCAGCCCACGTAGAGGTTCAGCGGGTGCGTCAGGATCGCGAAGTCGTCGTAGTTGATCTCCGCGCCGCCGATCGTGCTGATGCCGGTCATGAGCGGGATCGGGACCACCGGCACGCCGCGGAAGGCGAGCTTCAGCCGGAGGTTCTCGGTGACGTTCGTGTCACCGAGCGGAGTGCCGCGGCCGGCGAGCTCCGACTGGTACCCGTCGTTGTGCTTGACGGGCACGTAGAAGCGCAGGGCCGTGGGATCGCGGCGGTACCTGGCGGGCAGCGCGGCGATCATGTTGCGGAAGAGCTGGTCGTACGAGCTGATGCCGCTCGCGTCGACCTTGTGCGCCGCCGGCAGCCCCGTCTGGAGCTGCTTGATCAGCCCGTCGAACTGCGACAGGGGCGCGTAGTCGGCACCGTCGGAGGTCGTCCGGTCGGTGTCGTTCTTGATCGCGTACTCCTCGACGTCGCGACCCACCGCCTCGGCGATCATCACCATGATGGTGTCCGCCAGGGCGTCCCGCTCGATGTTGTCCTCGAAGAGCTCGTCGCTCACCGGGACCTCACCCTTGAACAGGTTGGTCGACAGCGTCACCAGGCCCGTCAGCGGCTTCACGCGGTCGCCGTCGGCCAGGCGCGCGCCTTCGGTCCCGGGCCGGAGGATCCGGTTCCCGAAGCTGATGCGCGGCACCTCGAACTTCGGCGAGAGCGAGGTCTGGTTGTTCGCCTCCTTCAGGAGCACGGACTCGTCGATCAGGACCCGCAGGAACTCGCGGGCCTGCTGCGGCGAGAGCAGACCGCCGCCCGCAGGTGCGGTGACGTCCGCCGTGTTGAAGGTCGCCTTCTCGAGCCATCGGATGAGCATCTGTGTTCCCTCCTCTTTCCTTTTAGGCGCTCAGCGGCGCGCTAGTCTGTGACTGCGTTCCTACTTCTTGCCGCCGAACACCACGTCGCCGAAGCCCACGCCGAAACGCGGGTCATACCCGCCCTGGCCCTTGCGGACCGACACGGGCTCGTCGTCGACGATCTGCCGGCTCTTCGCGGCCTTCTTCACGGGCTCGGCCGACTCGTCCTCGCTGCCGCCCTGCATCTTCGCGATCTCCGCCTTCTCGGCCCTGACGATCGCGGCGGGGAGGTCCTGCATGCTCTTCGCGAGAGCCTCGATGCCCTTGGCCATCGCGTCCAGGCTGCGGGCCACGCCGCGGTTGGCGCGCTCGCTGCCGTCCATCGCGTCGTCGTCGGCGTCGGCGTCGGCGTCCTTCGCCTTCCCCTTCGCCGCCTTCGACTTCTTGTCGTCCTCGTCCTCGTCGTAGGCGGCCTTCGCCTTCGACTTGGCGGTCTTGCTGGCGTCCTCGTCGTCGTCCTCGTCCTCGTCCTTCATCCGGAACTGCACGCTGCCGACCATCGAGCCGGGCATCGCGCGCGGAGTGAAGTTGCCGCCGATGTTCTCGTCAGCCGGACCGCGCTTGTCGGCGTCGGGCTCGGTGAACACGTACGGCTGCGTCGGGACGGACTTGCCGACGAACACAGCGTCCTGGCCGAGGACCTGCGCCAGGCCGTTGAGCGCGATCGCGCTCTTGCGGGAGACGGTCGCGTTCTTGTCGGTGCGCATCTTGGTGAGGACTTCGGACGCGACGGTCGCGAGCATGCCGTAGCCCTTGAGCACGGCCGACACGCCACCCTCGTCCTTCATGAAGAGGAAGTTGCGACCGGTGGCGGGCTTGTCGACGCCGTCCACGCGGTCCACGTCGAGGTCCTTCAGCTCCGAGGTTGCCTTCTGCGTGTTCATCGGTTGATCTCCAGTCAGTGAGTGACCACCGTCTGGCGCTCAACCAAGGCGCTCCGCAGGTGAACTTCTCTACTGCGATAGTACACCAACTTTTCTCATGTACACCACTTTGCTCAGTCCTCTGGGTCAGCCTCCAGGAGGATGTAGTTCAGCGTCTTGCAGCGACGGCACTTCACTTCGATGCGACCGTGGTCGACCTTCACGACCCGCGTCGTCGACTCGCCGGTCACGACCTCGGCGACCGGCGGCATCCAGATGAACATCAGCTTGCCGCACTTCTTGTTGTGCTCGTTCATCCCGCTGCACGTGTACAGGATCGAGCCGCCCGGCACGTCGGAGCCGGCGAGCTGCGGGATCGCGTCGGCCTTGCGCGGATGCGTGATGATGGTCACGGGACTAGACGATCCGCGGTCCGCGCTTCGCGAGGCCCTGGTGCAGTCCGCGCAGGTGCGACTTGAGCTCCTCGGCGCCGGCGCCGGTCCCGTGCATCTTCGGGTGGCCGTCTGGCGTGTGCGGACCCATGTGCGACCACTTGCCGTCGGCCGCGACGTGGAGGTGGTGACCCGGCAGGTCGGGGTGGCTCAGCACCGCGCCGCCGCCCGCGACCTGCGGTGAGTTCGCGCCCCAACCCTTCTTTGTCGCGCAGGTCAGCGTGTCCTGCATGTCGTCCTTCACGCTCTTCCCGAGCGGGAACGCGCCGTAGTCGCGGGGGTTCGGCGCCGGCGACATGAGGTCGTCGCCCTCCTCCGCGGCGTCGGTCACGTAGCCGACGCGGAACGAGTCGGTCGGGTCGGTCGACTGCGACGTGCGCGCGAGGCTGTCCTGGTCGCCGTCGACCTCGATGGTCTTCGGCATCGGCGGCCGCGCGACGTCGGGGACCGCCTTCGCGGTCTTCAGCGGTAGGTGGAGCTGCGGGTGCATCGTATTCAGGTGCGCCTTCAGCGAGTCAGCGCCGCGGCCACTGCCGGTGTTCTTCCCACCGGAGTCATGCTCCCAGTTGCCGGCGCTGTCGATCGAGACCATGTGTCCGTCGGGGTGGTTGAAGTACTGGTGAGAGCCGCCCACCTGGCGCCGGCCAGAGTCGTAGCCGGCCTTGCGCGCCGCGGCCGCGGCCTCGCGGGCTTCGTCAGACCACACCTTCTCCACCGGCACCGACTTGATGACGTCGTCCGGGTGCGGTGTGCGCTTCGTGAGGAACGGGTCGCGTACCATGGTGTATGTCTCCTAGTTCTCGATGCCGGTGCGCGGCACGACGACGGTCTTGGGCTTCGAGGGGTTCGGACCGCTCTCGACGCCCTCGGCGCCGGGGAGGTGCACGGTCACGGTGTTGTGGGTCTTGTCGAGATGGTCGTGGAGCTGCTGCGCGCCCTTGCCCTGCGACTCGACGCCGGCACTGGAGTTGTGCGACCACTCGCCGTTGCCCTTGATGTCGAGCACATGGCCGTCGGGGTGCTCATACGCACGCGCGACGCCGGGACCTGCGGGCGTGTTCTCTTGGTAGCCGTGCTGCCGCGCAGCCGCGGCGGCCTCGCGCGCCTCGTCGGTCCAGCCGATCTTGGCCACGCGACACGGAGCCTGTGACCGGAAGAATGAGTCGTAGCGCATCAGAACGCCTCCTTGCGCGCGGCGCCCTGCAGCGACACGCCAGTGATGTGACCAGCCTTGATCGCCTTCCACGCCTCGGGGCTCCACACGATCCCCATGACCCAGTCGCCGGGCGACACGGACTGGTCCATGCCACCGGCGTCCTTGATCTTCCACTCCGGTGCGCGCCAGATGTAGCTCTCGACGACCTTGCCGGCGCCGGCCGTGCCGGGGCGGTGCATCAGGCCGATGCGGTCGGTGCCCTTCTCCATGAACCCCCACGCGCTCTTCTCGAGCTCCTCCTCAGACATGACGTCGCCGTGGAAGTCGGGCTCGGGCTTGCTGCGCTTCGACGCCGGGTACACGACGGTCAGCGTATAGCGCTGCTCCTCGCTCTTGACGACGTGCACCCATGCGCTCTTCGCGAGCTCCTGGTACGCCGGCATGTACACCGCGGTGTCGCCACTTGCGGCGAAGTAGAGGGTGTGACCGGCGCACTTCACGCGGAAGATCGTCGCCTCGGGCGTCTCGGCGTACGCCTCAAACTCGGTCTTCTCGATGTCTGCGCTCTTGAACGCGAGTCGCCCGGACGCGGTGACGAAGAACGCGTCCTGCAGCGCCTTGACCGTCTTCTTCGGGAACCCGACGACGGCCTGCACGCCCTCGGTCAGGCTGATGGTCCGCATGCGCGCGAACGCGCCGGGGTCCTCCTGCCGCACGCGCCAGCTGTCTGCGGACTCGTCGACCTTCTCGGCCTTGAACCCGTGGTCACTCGCCCACTGCTTCGCCTCGTTCGCCTTCTTGTACTTGTCCTTGTCGAAGATGAGCGTCTGCACGCGCGAGCCAGGACCGGCCTTCTTCTTGACGGCGTCGGCGACGCGCTGCTTGAAGTCCTCGTACTCCCTCTCGAAGTCCGCGTCCTTGCCCATGGCGTCGTCCTTCTTCGGCTGTCCGTGCACGTTCACCTCGACGGTCGGCGGCGTCTTCTTGTCGTCGGGCTTCTTCTCGCCGGGCTTCGGCTTCGGCGGTGCGTTCGGGTCGACCGGCACCTTCGGGAACGGCGACTCGTTCGGGTCGACCGTGTGCGGCAGCGCGCCGAAGTGGTCGGCCTGTCGGCCGAGGTGCTCGCCGAGGGCGCTCGGCCCGCTGCCGGTGCCGATCTTCTCGCCCAGCTTGTCGTTGTGACTCCACTTGCCGGCGGGGTTGACGAACAGCGACGTCCCGCCCGGGTGGCTCATGCGCACGCCGGCGCCGGTCTTGAGGTCCTGCGTGAAGCCGTGCGCCTCGGCCTCCTTCACGCTGCCCTTCGCCTCGTCGGCCCACTCGGGCGCGCCGTCGGCGTCCTTCTGGTTCGGCGCCTTCTCGCCGGCGTCGGTGAGGCTCGACCCGCGGAAGCGCGAGCTGTCGACCGGCCAGTGCACGTCCTTCGCGACCGCGCTGTCGTAGTACTTGCACGTCGCGTCGGGCTCGATCTCGCCGGCGACCATGTCGCACGTCCCGAGTCCGGCGGGGTCGCCGGGCTTGCGGGGCTTCGCGTCGTCGCTGTTCGCGGTGTAGTGCTTGCAGGTGTGGCACTGGATCTGCTCCTCGCCGTCCTTCGTCATGCGGTACTCGGCGTCCTTCTTGTCGAGCAGCTCGGCCTTCGACTTGGGGTGCTTGTGCGCCTCGATCGCGCCGAGCTGCGCGGCGGCGTCGGCGTGCGACGAGTGCGTGCCGAGCACCTTCCCGCTCTCGGCGTGGACCAGCCACTTGCCGTGCTCGTGCGTGATGTACTTCTCCACGCCCTCGGCGCGCGCGAACTTCGTCGCGACGGCCTCGAGCTTCGCGCGCACGCGGTCCTGCGTCTTGGCGGGGAGGTTCGTGTCCTTGACGGCGTTGAGCGCGGCGGCGAGCGACTCGAGGTCGACCACGCCGTCGGCGTCCTTGTACGGCAGGTGCCGCAGGACGTTCGGCGCCGTCTTGCCGACCGCGTCGCGCACGCCGCCCGGCTCGATGTACGCGAAGCTGCTGTCGGGCAGGTCGTGCGACTTCTGCACGTCGATCATCTATCGTCCCCCGTCGAGTGCGGCGAGCACCGCGTCGTCCCAGGCCTTGTCGGTCATCGCGAGTTCTTTCACCTTGATCTTATCACTGAACTCCTTCGCGACGTCCACGGCCATGACGTCCGGCATCTTGCAGCAGACGTAGACCGCCGGTCCGCGGGGAGGGTCGTAGAAGTAGTACTCGCCCCACCCGTCGGTGAGGCGCCACACGTCGCCGCGCTCGGAGACGCCGATCTGCTCGGCGTCGTCGGGTCCGGAGACGGTGTCGTCGATATCGGCGCCGGCCTCGCCGTGCATCTTGACGGCGACCGCGACGTACGCGGCGACGACCGAGTCTGGCGTCGTCATGAGAGGTGGCGGTCCCAGCGGGATTTGAACCCGCGATCTCCACCGTGACAGGGTGGCGTGTTAGACCAGGCTACACCA